AAAAGATGGTATTATAGAGGCTGACCTAGACAAAACCGATATTGCTTGGATAAAAGAATTGATTCTAGAAAACTGTGACTTGCCAAATGATATTGAAGCATATAATGTGTATGAGAAACTGAGGACACTGTAATGGCACACTGGCACTATCAACTAATGTACCACAAGTATGATGAACCTGTTCTCGGTGAGGATGGTTATTATGCCGTGCACGAATATTATGAGATGGATGATGGTCCTGGTTGGACAGAGAATCCAGTGACTGTCGATGGCAATAGTATTGAAGATGTAAAGAAGATGCTACTGTTGATCCTGAAAGACATTGATAAGCATGGTGTGAAGGATTATAAAGAATGAACTGGGAACAGTGGCTGGAAGCAAATCAAATGAACATTGACTTTGGTGAAAGTAGTATTGACCTAATGAGACGTGCTTACATTGCAGGTCTATCAAAGGCACAACAATATGATGTTCTAGTCAAAGAGTTATTCAGATTGCTTGACCGAACAGAAGAGTCAGACTCTGGAGCCACATTTAAACCTGTGACTATTTTTTGTTCTCGTGAAATAGACCGTTTACAACTGAATAGTATTATGATAGAATTGAAAAATATCATGAAGAAAAATATAGAATGATGGGAAGAAGAAAATGCTGGTAGTCTTTGATATTGATGGCACACTTGCCAACATCGAACATCGTCTTGATTATGTTCGTAGTAAGCCAAAGAATTGGAAAGCGTTTGACGCTGGTATTCCAAATGATAAAGTCAACTTTCCAGTGGCAGAAATCTTTTGGACTTTGGAAGAAACAGGCGCATATGATATCGTTCTTGCTAGTGGCCGCAACGAGCGCAGTCGTCAAGCAACCAAAGAATGGCTTAGAGCTAACGGCCTTGGTGGATACCAAAAGCTCTACATGCGCAAGACAGATGACTTCCGAAATGACAGCATCGTAAAGCGTGAGATGTTGGACGAAATCATTGATTTTTATGGCAAGAAACCAGACATGGTTTTTGATGACCGACCACGTGTTGTGAATATGTGGCGAGAGGCTGGCATCTTTGTGTTTGATGTATATCAAGGTAAGGAAGACTTCTAATGGAAAATCTTATTAAAGAACTTATTTATGTTGGCTTTGCGGTCATCCTAGTATATGTATTTGCCTATTTTATGGGCAAAGATGTTAATGATATTGTTGGTTGGGTTGCTCTTGGCATCGCTGCCGGTGCTTCAAGGGGTTAATATTATGGCTGAACCAATTTGTTATGTGATGGTGGGATTGCCTGCTATGGGTAAGTCTACTCTTGTTGAGGGAATGTATAAGCCCGATACTTGGATTTATAGCACTGACATGTATATTGAGAGCATGGCTGAAGATAATGGCATTACATACAACGAAGCATTTGAAAGCAATATCAAAGCTGCTACTGAGTTTAATGAAGAAAAACTTATTACGATGATGTGGCTTAAGAAAGATATTATCTGGGATCAAACCAATCTTGGCGTTAAGAAGCGCAAGAAGATTATCAATCGGATGAAACGAGCTGGCTATCAAGTTCGGTGTGAGTGCATTGTTCCACCTGAACCTGCACATATTTCAGATCAAAAAGATTGGAAGCACCGCCTTGAGAATCGTCCTGGTAAGAATATTCCTAACCACATTCTGGCAAATATGATTGAAAGCTATGTCATTCCTACAATTGATGAAGGCTTTGATATGATTACTTTCTACAATATGCACGGTGCGTTGTTGGCTATTAATTTAGGAGAAGATTAATGAAACCCTACATCCATGCCAAGAACTCAGTCAAACGCTATGGCGGCATCATTGAAGATTATATGCCGATCCATGATTGGTTTGATTCTACCAAAGCTGCTTATGCAAACTTTGGTCACCGTGCAGTTCTACACCACACATTTGGTATCTACCTCTGCGAACAAGTGTTTGGTGCTACTATCATTAACTCTGACGGCAAGACACTATCGGTGAGAGATATCGCAGAGGATCACGTAAAAGAAGATTGTGGTGGTAAGATTCCCACGATTGAAGATTGGATGGGTTCGCTTGAACCAAAACCGTGGATGCTTGGTAAAGGTCAGAAAGCATTTGCAAAACTACATGGAACGGAGACTGACTAATGGATTATGAAACACTATTGAAGAACTTTGATGATCTGAATGAACAGGTTCGCAAAGCACAAGCAGAAATGCGAGATAAATCAAAAGGACTTATTGAGGCAGCCGTAAATCGCTTCCTTGATTCCTGTCCTGAAGTGACTGGTGTTCACTGGACACAATACACGCCATACTTTAATGACGGCGAGTCTTGTGAGTTTGGTGTAAATGAAATGTGCTTTCACATTCTTGATGATGAGAATGATGAGATTGAGCCATATGAATCGACTACAATATATACGGCAGGCGATCTAAGGTCTGCTGAAGAAAAGCTAGAAGAAGCAAAACGTTATCAGGCTGACCCAGAAGCATGGGAGCAAAACTACCGTAGAGAATACCGCGAAAAGTGGGGTCGGGAATATTCTTATAACAAGCCTCGACCATATCCGCACGATCCGGCAGATGCGCAAGAACGCATTGATCGTATTAAAGAGGTTCTTGAGGAATTTCCAGTAGAAGTTGCTGATAAGATTGATGAAAACTTTAAGGAGTTTACAGATGCTATGAGCAAGATTCCAGATGATATTATGGGATCAGTATATGGTGATCACTCATTTGTTGTTATCAATCGTGATGGGACTGAGATTGAAGAATATTCTCACGATTAACTTTTATCAAGAGTGTGAAGCAAAATAGGGGTTTACAGCCCCTATTTTTTATTGTAGTATACTCTCATGTATAAAGTTCATCACATATTTCCAGAGACTGGCGAATGGGGTTCAACCAATGTTGATACCCTTTGCAAAGCATTGAATTGGTATCGTGTAAAAGTCTTAGCTCCACGTGTAGCACCAAGTAATATTGTTACGCTTTTCGGACCTAACGATGAAGTTATAATGAGGCATGTAAAATGACTGTTCTAAAACATCTACATGGCAGACGGTTAGATACTGATTTGCACCGCGTTTGGATTGATGAGAATGAACGCTCTGCTACGTTTCCCATATGGAACTTATCTGGTCAACTTGTCGGTTACCAGAAATATAGACCCGATGCTTCAAAAGAAAAGAACAATGACCCCCGCGAAGGCAAATACTTTACAAGAGTAAAAGAAGGTAAAGTCGGTGTATGGGGATTAGAAAGTTGGAACTTATCAAACACGCTATTTGTAACGGAAGGAATCTTTGATGCTTGTAGGCTTACTTACTTCGGCTATAGTGCTATTTGCGTATTCGGCAACGATGTTCAACCTAGCACGGCAAGGTGGATGTGGAGTGTTAGAAAGTCTCGTCCTGTCGTTTCTATCTGCGATAGCGATAGTGCTGGGCGTAGGCTCCGCCGTTTGGGTAATTCTTTCGTCACTGTAGAAGGTTACAACGACCTTGGCGATGCCTCAGATGAATATGTTTTAAAATTAATTTCAAAAAGTGCATTTTAGGGGTTTACAATGGTATTCGCTTATGGTATAACGGTTATATCAAAAGGAGATACACTATGTCAACGCAATTGAGAAATGTCCCAAATACAAACGTAACACAAACTCGTTTCTTTGGCGGTAAAGACCGTGGCACGTGTGTTCAATTGACACGCAAAGGTCGGTCAAGTGATCCCTCAAATATGTTTGATATGATGCAGTTTACTCGTGAAGAAGCTTTGGCGGTTGCAACTGAATTGTTGATGTTCGCCCAAGGTTTTGAAGTAGAGGAAGAATAATGAACTATACATTTCCAACTATCCGTCACATTGATGACGTCCTGCCTCACATTGAAGGCCGCAAATTCAATGAGTTTGTTGTAGCAGAACGTGAATACGGCAAAGTTATCAATTACATTGTAGCTATGCAAGACACGTTTAACATGGAAGGTCCAGATGATCTCGGTGGAGCAATTCGCCGTGAGTGCCGTGGTCTTATCTTTGACCTTGATGGTAATTTAATGTCTCGCCCATTCCATAAGTTTTTTAATGTTGGTGAACGCGAAGAGACCCAGAGCCATGCTATTGACTTGAGTGTTGGTCATACAATCATGGAAAAGATGGATGGTTCAATGATTCGTCCACTGCTTGTTGAAGGATACTTGCGCCTTGGCACTAAGATGGGTGTCACTACTGTTGCGATGCAGGCTGAAGAGTTTTTAGCAACTCAGTCTTACGAGAAAAAAGAATGGCTTATGAAGTGCGTTAAAGATGGTGTTACTCCATTATTTGAGTGGATTAGCCCAGACAACCAAATCGTGTTGGACTACAACGAACCTGAATTGGTGTATCTCGGTACCCGTTGCAATACTTCTGGCTGGTATATGATGGACAAATCATGTCCATTTCCAACAGTGCCTCAGTATGGTTCGCTTGAACTTGGTTTGAAAGACTACATGGATATTGCTCGTGAGCAAGAAAACCGTGAAGGTGATATCATTCGCTTTGCTGATGGCCACATGGTCAAAATCAAAAACGATTGGTATGTTCGTATCCATAAGTGTATGGACCGTATTCGCTTTGACCGCAACATTGTTGACTTGATTATCAATGAAGAAGTTGATGATATTGTTCCGCTGTTGCCAGAGAAAGAGATTGCTAAGGTTCGTGACTTTGAAACTCGTTTCTGGGAAGCGTTTAAACACACGGAGGAGTGCCTAATGCTTCTGTTCCTTGAAGTTAAGACGAACTATGGTGAAGACCGTAAGCGCATTGCATTGGAGTTTATTCCTACATTGAAAAACAAAATGGATGCACCTATTATCTTTAAGATGCTTGATGGTGTTGACTTGCGTGAATTTATGTTGAAGATTGTTCGTGACAGCGTAAGCAACAACACCAAGTGGGACAAGACCGCAGAATGGTTGGGAATGTAAAATGAAAATTTATATGGGATCATATCGCCATCGTTGGGTAAGCTATGTCCATGAACGTTATATGGATAAGAAGCATAGTCGTGGGTGGGAAGAAAATTCAACTCGGTTTGAATCGTTTCTTGAAAAAGTAGAAGACGGTTTGCAGTGGCTTTATAATCACACCATCAACCTGTATCTTGACAAGCGCACTGGTCGAAAGATTAAAGTTCGTATAGACCCAGAGGACACGTGGAGCATGGATCATACTCTTGCTCCTATTATTGTGCCTATGCTCAAACAATTAAAAGAAACTAAGCACGGTTCACCTTTTACCGATGATGAAGATGTTCCAGAAGAACTTCGTAGCACTAATGCACCACCTAAAAAGAATGAGTATGATACAGATGACTTTCATTATGCTCGTTGGGATTGGATTATGGGAGAAATGATCTGGGCGTTTGAGGAAAAATCTCGTGACAACTGGGAAGGCGATTATTACGAATACGAAAATGATCCTACTAAAACTGAGGGTCTTGGTCTAGGACTAAAATTAGTGTGGGAAGATCCTGAAGGACGAGAAGCCCATCAAAAACGTATGACAAATGGGTTTAGACTATTTGGCAAATATTATGAAAATTTATGGGATTAAATTATGACTAAAGATTATGTAGTAGTAACTACCATTTCTCAGTTTCGGCATCGTTATGTAATGCACAAAGACGATCTACAAAAGCTGAATGGCGATGTACATGCAACCGATGCAGACCTTTGCGACTGGGCAATGGATACTGTGACTATGGAACAGTGCGAAGAGTTCTCGCCAGAGCACCTTGGTGAAGTGATCATGGATAACTATGAATGCACTGAAGAGGACATGTTAACGCTATTCGATCGTGATAATGCCTATTTAAAAAGCTGGGATCGTGACTATAAAATTGAATGGGTCCGTAAGCAATTGAAAGCAAAGCCATGACAGTGTACAAAGATAAAGTTACTCGAGAGTTCATTGAGCGTCGGGATCGTCAGGTACTAAAGGACAGTCGTGATCCTGAAACTGCTATGCGACAGTGGGACTTTGAGTATCCCGAGCATCACCTTGCTAGTGTTCCTACATCTGGACACGTGCTTTATGATGGATACGACCACGACACGGACCACGAGTTCTTCGGTGCATGTGACTTTAAACATGTGAACCGCTTCGGTCAGTTCCATATATCACCTTACATTCGGCAACAGATCGCAGAAGGTAACATCGACCACATCGTACTGTGGAAGTATAAGAACAAAGACTGGTCACGCGCACTACAGGAAGGTGACACTGTACAGTATGAGGTCATTGACTATATTCCAGTCGATGAAATTATTTTCGCTTTAAATGAAAAAAGTGAAGTACGAGGGTTTACAATTCGGACGTAATAGTGTATAGTGGTCTTAATAAAGGAGACTACTATGTGTAAGACCCATGAAAATAGAATATGCGAACATCCAGGTTGTGATAAACTTGGTAAAAATGTTGGCAAAAATAAAGATGGTACTGTTCGCCGCGAAAAGTTATGTCCTAAACATAGAGGTATAGTGAATGGCTGTGGTGGCTGGGATTATAAAATTTATCGCAAAGAATATTGTGAAAATATTGATGGCCGATTAGGGTTTACATGTACTACAACTATCATAGATCCTGAATTGCAATTAGACGCCGATCATATTAATGGTAATCCGACTAGCCATCGCACACTTGGAGCAGCTGCAATTCAAACATTATGTAAATGTTGTCATGCTATAAAAACTCATGCAAATAAAGACTATCTAACTGAAGGTAGAAGGGTATTGTCTTAATATGTCCAGTAAAGTAGAACGTATCGTTATTAACCGCATTACAGCTAATCCTAATATGTTGGTGCCATTCTATCTTATGCTGTCGTACGCCTACTATGTGCAGGACGATCCGATTGCAAGTGATGGATTCTACGACAAGCTTGCCCGTAAGTTGTTAAAAGAATATGATAACATAGAGCACCGCCATAAACACCATATAAGTAAGGATGCATTAGAGGCTGGTAGCTTTCTGGGTGATTACCCTAGTATCGTCGAAGGTGCATTAAACGATTTTAGAAAAGGACTTTAGTCATGTATAAAGTATTTGTAACAACTTCATCTGGTACGCATTGGCTTGGATATGACCCAGAGCTAGAGTATGAAACATTCGTAGAAGAAAGTGCCGCAGCACTATTCGAGCAACCACTGACAATTGATTCGCCTGAGATTTCTCATTGGATCAATGTTAAAAATGTGTTATCTGTCGGGTTTACTGAATGATAGTAGGACTTACGGCATCAACCTTTGATCTACTCCACGCGGGGCATATTGCTATGCTTCGTGAAGCAAAAAGTGTGTGCGACTATCTTATTTGTGGTTTACAGATAGACCCAACATATGATAGAATAGAAAAGAATAAACCAGTACAGACTATCGTAGAACGCTACACCCAACTTGCTGCAGTACACTATGTTGACGAGATCGTACCGTATCACACTGAAGCCGATCTGCTTGATATACTTCAGATGTATCCGATTAATCTTCGTATTATTGGTGATGAGTACAAGCTTAAAGACTTTACTGGTAAAGAAGAATGTCGCCAGCTTGGCGTAGAGATTTATTATAATAAGCGGAACCATCGGTTCTCGTCGTCCGGATTGAGAGAAAGGGTTAGTAATGAACAGAGTCGCAGGTCGAACATTAGCAGAAGGTCTGAAGAAACTACGACACACGCTGTACCACCAAGGGTATAACCTACAGACTGGTTCATGGCAAGGAACTACAGCTCCACCTGTATTTCTTGAGATTCTACACGCAGACTTAGTAGCACCGATGTATACCGACACACAGCAAGCAAGCGATGAGCTTGGTGCGTCACAACCGTGGGCAGACGTACACTTCGACGAACGTACTGGTGGGAAACCTCTCAATCCGCCACCATCACATACTATGTGGCTAAAAGATACAGAAAAGTATATGTCTGAGAACCAAAAGGCATTCTCACACTCGTATCCAGAACGTATGTGGGCACCAAGTATGGATGGCATTCGTTTTAAGACCGGTAACCTTGGTGATGCTGTAGAACTACTCAAAAAAGATCCTACGACTCGTCAGTGCTATGTGCCTATGTGGTTTCCCGAAGATATCGTAGCAGCTAATCAAGGTGAACGTGTACCGTGCTCGTTTGGCTGGCACTTTATGGAACGTGGCGGTCAACTCCACTGTTCGTATCACATGCGCTCGTGCGACGTCGTACGACACCTACATAACGATCTATACTTCGCTAATCGTCTGACACAGTGGATGATTGATAAAAGTGGCATTGATGCTGAAGTTGGGTATTTACATTTCAGTAGTACTAGCTTACATTGCTTTGAGAATGATCGTTGGGCACTCGGACAGTTAATAGGAGAATAACATGTGTGGATTTATTGCAGGTAAAGATTTAGATGCTGATCTAAATCAGGTCATTGAACATATGCATTACCGCGGACTACCTGGCTACAAAGGCTATAAGCGGTTTGGCGGCGGCTTCCAGTTTGCACACTACAGCTTACCGTTTGTAAATCTAGATCCTGCTGTATGTGTGCAACCAATCGATAGTGAACCACCATCACTCTTTGTTGGCGAGATCTTTAACTATGCAGATCTTGGCTACGAAACTGATATCGAATGTTCCATCGAAGAATTCTGGAATGATACGCATACCCTTTTTGATCGCTTCCATAAGTTTGACGGCTTCTGGTCGTTTGTTACTTTGTATAATGGTTCGATCATTGCAGCTACAGATTATCTTGCCCAAAAGCCTGTGTACTATCGTACTGATATGGAGGTAATTGCCAGCGAGATAGATGTTCTCGCGCGTATCGCGCCCGTGACCCGCGACGAAGTCTTTATGTCCAATACATTGAAATGGGGTTACTCTCCAGATCCACGCACCCCATGGAACGAGATCAAGCAGGTTCCTCCTGGACATTACTACTATAAAGGTAATGTGCATCCGTACTGGGATTGGAACAAAGTGCCATGGACTACTAGCCTACACCACGATCTTGTTACCGCTACCGAACTACGACTCGGTGGTCAGCGTGACGTTGCAGTGCTCTTGTCTGGGGGTCTAGATAGTACTATCATTCACAATATTATCACCAAGCATCTTAACCGTAGTGTTACTGCTATTCATGTAGACAACGGCGAAAGCGACTTTGCACACCTTGTCAATCCTGATGCTATTCAGGTTACATTGGATAATGTAACTGATTATGAAGCCGTTATCGTACACCAGTCACCAGTCGATCTCGGTTCCGTTAAGCCACAAATTGCTATGGCTAAGAAGCTACGTGAGCTTGGTTTCTATGCAGTACTGACTGGCGATGGTGCCGATGAACTGTTCGGTGGATATCGTCGTGCAAAAGAATATGACAGCCAAATGTCTGATATGTTCTGTGAGCTACCGTACTATCATTTGCCTAAGATTGATCGTACCATGATGCGGTACACTATCGAAACACGTTCACCATTCCTTGCACCATCCGTATGTAAGCATGCAATGAATACGCCATATGTAGAACGTATGGGTGAAAAGACTTTGCTAAAGCAAACGTTTAAAGAGCTTGTCCCACAAGAAATACTTTCGCGGGACAAGCACCCACTTAAGACTGATGCTATCCGTACTAACCCAATGAATAATCGTGTAGCACTTGACCGACTATTCCGCTCAATGGAGTTTACATATGAATAAAGATACGGTAAAATGGGATCAACGTTATATGGATATTGCCCGACAGACTGCTCTGTGGTCAAAAGATCCATCGAGTAAGATTGGTGCTGTGGCGGTAGATAACAAGGGACACATCCTCTGCACTGGCTATAATGGATTCCCACGTGGCATCCATGATACAGAAGAACGGTACAACAATCGTGAACTGAAGTATGAATTAGTTGTACATGCAGAGATGAATGCTATCTTCAACGCTACATACCATGGAGTATGTCTCGACGGTGGTACGATGTACGTAGCTGGACTACCATGCTGCAATAAGTGTGCACTTGGTATTATCCAGACAGGAATTAAGCGTGTCGTCATGGATGGTAATCCAGAAGATCCGCGATGGCACGACTCATGGCTATTGGCCATGGATCTATTTAATGAAGCAAATGTAGAATGGGAATTCATCTAATTTCTTTTGGATAAACTAAAGAAACTCCTTTGTATAAATAGATGTGTATCGCGGAACCCCCATTCCCATACACTCTAGAAAACCAAAGGAGATTTCCAGCATGACTATCTATCACAAACATCATGTGGTGCCCAGATATATGGGCGGCACAGACGATCCGTCTAATATAGTAGAATTAACCGTAGAAGAACATGCCGAAGCTCACAGACAGCTTTACGAACAATACGGTAATTGGCAAGATTATCTTGCATGGAAAGGATTGTCTGGTCGAATAGGTAAAGAAGAAATTATAAGACTTAAAGGATCTATGGTTCATAAAGGCAAAACCGTATCTGAAGAAACAAAGATAAAAATGAGTCAAGCCAAATCGGGTGAGAATAATCCGATGCATGGCACGACCAGCCCAAACAAGGGTAAGTATGGTCAAGATAGTCCTAGATGGGGCAAATCTCATTCAGAGGAAACCAGATTAAAACAAAGTCAAGCTGCTAAGAATAGAAAAAAGATAGATTGCCCACATTGTGGTAAGCAGGCTTTACCTGGTCATTATGCGAGATATCATAAGGATGGAAAATGTCTGAAAAAATAAAATGGGAAGATTTAAACTTTGAAAAGCAAAGTGTCTATTTACAAAAGGCCAAATATTTGGTAGAATATAATTATATCTCTGGTGACATAGAAGAATTGGCAAAACAAATGTACGAAAAGGATAAATCATGAGCTCAATCATGGATAAACTCAAGAAGAACTCGAAGCTGAAGAACACCGAGGTGCTCAGCGAATCGAAGTTCTTTAACGAAAAAGATATGGTGCCAACCGATGTGCCTATGGTAAACGTAGCACTGTCTGGCAGTATCGATGGCGGTCTGGCTCCTGGTCTTACCGTTCTGGCTGGTCCATCCAAACACTTTAAGACTAGCTTTGCACTGCTGATGGCAGCTGCATATATGAACAAGTATCCTGAATCGGTTATGCTGTTCTACGATTCGGAGTTCGGTTCTCCCCAATCGTATTTCAAACAATTTGGAATCGATACAACACGTGTACTGCACACCCCAATTACTAACGTAGAAGAACTGAAGTTCGATATGATTAGCCAATTGGAACAGCTGGATCGTAATGATAAGGTGATTATCGTTATTGACTCGATTGGTAACGTTGCATCGAAGAAAGAGATGGAAGACGCACTGAACGAGAAATCGGTAGCAGATATGTCACGTGCGAAGGCACTGAAAGGTCTGTTCCGTATGACTACACCCTACTTGGCTATGAAGAACATTCCTCTGCTGGCTATCAACCACACATACCAAGAGATGGGTCTGTTCCCGAAAGCAATCGTCTCTGGTGGTACTGGCATCTACTACTCGGCAGATAACATCTGGATCCTTGGACGCCAGCAAGAGAAGAAAGGCACTGACATTGTTGGCTATAACTTTGTTATTAATGTGGAGAAATCGCGTTATGTCAAAGAGAAGTCTAAGATCCCGATCACCGTAAACTGGGAAGGTGGCGTACAGAAATACTCTGGTCTGACCGAAGTCGGTATTGCTGGTGGATACGTACGTAAGCCGTCTGCTGGTTGGTATGAAGCAGTTGATCCTAAAACTGGCGAACTGCTATCTGGTAAGGTTCGTATGACAGATACACTGACCAAAGACTTCTGGGCACCGATCTTTGAGCAGACCGACTTCAAAGACTTTGTACAGAAGCAGTACAGCATTGGTCATGAATCGTTGGTAGATATGGATGCAATCGTGGAGAATGATAATGAAGACGTATGATCTTAAAAACGCCCTGAAAGAAAACGAAGACTATGAGCTGATCCCAGGTCAAGGAGAGAATTGGGATGTTCGTTTGCTTGAAGGACCATTCCCTGAAACGGTTGTAGCATTTAATAAGCTACAAGTATCTGAGGATGGCGAGCACATGAAGTTTAATTTTGATTTGATTTCATCGCCTGATCCAGATCTTACAGAAGAAAACGAAGAACTACAGCAGCACATGGCAGATGTACTACAGGCTATTCTAGTGAATGCTGCTGCAATCATGGAAAATAAACAAGAATGAAAATACTAATTTTTGGTCTGCCAGGTAGTGGTAAAACACACCTGGCAACCAGGCTTCAACAACATTTGAATTGTGTATGGTACAATGCAGATACGATTCGTAAGATGGCAAACGACTGGGACTTTTCTGATGCTGGCCGGCGTAGACAAGCAGAGCGTATGAATACTCTGGCCAACTTTGAAGGCACTCGAGGTCGTATTGTTATCTGTGATTTCGTATGTCCGACCGATGGAACCCGCGCTATGTTTGATGCGGACATTTCAATTTGGATGGATACAATTAAAGAAGGCCGCTTTGAAGATACCAATAAGATCTTTGAAGAGCCGAAGAAAGTGGATTGGAGAATCCAAGACTGGATGAGCGACGAGAAAATCGCTTCATTTGCAAAAGATTTAAGGATACAGTGTAATGTCTAAATTCGATTGGTATAAACCTACAGCACAAATGTTAGGCCGTTGGCAACCTTGGCATGAAGGCCATACGGCTTTATTTAAAAAAGCATATGAAGAAATCGGCCAAGTTATTATTATGGTCAGGTGGGTTTCTGGGGTTGAAGGTGATGCAGGTGCTGGACGTACGGAAAGTGTGCAGGATGATAATCCATTTACTCCAGGCGACGTATGGATTAATATTGAAAAAACTCTTAAAGAAGAAGGGTTTACTATCGGTAAAGAATATATTATAATGGACGTACCAAACATCGTAGATATTAGCTACGGTCGTGGTGTTGGTTATACATTTACACAGCATGATCTTGGGGAAGAAATTCATAACATCTCTGCTACTAAGATTCGTGCAGAAATGCGTGAAAAGGGTCAAATTTGATTACTGCAAACATTGAACAGACTGTTCTACGAAATCTATTGGTCAACGAGGAGTACATGCGCCGTGTACTCCCATTCATTAAACCAGAATACTTCGAAGGCGTATATCAACAACTGTTCCGTCAAGTAGCAAAGTTTGTTGCCAAGTACAATAAGCTTCCTACAGCGGAAACATTTAAGATCGAGCTGGATGATAACAACAATATGTCTGATGAACACTATCGACATGCTGTGGAGATCATCCCCGAGATCTTTAAGAAAGAAGAAGTCGATGAAACATGGCTGTACAACAAGACAGAGAAGTGGTGCCAAGACCGTGCATTGTTCAATGCAATCATGGAATCCATCTCTGTTATCGACGGCAAGCACCAGAAGCTAACGAAAGATGCGCTACCGGATCTTCTTCAAAAAGCCTTGGCGGTCACGTTCGACACAAACATCGGTCACGACTATTTGGAGAATGTGAATGAACGATATGAATTCTATCATGCGCAAGAGGAAAAAACCCCCTTCGACATCGACCTCTTCAACCAGATCACCAAGGGAGGACTTTCTAATAAATCTCTCAATATTGCATTGGCGGGCACAGGTGTTGGGAAGTCTTTGTTTATGTGTCATCTTGCTGCTAGTGCTCTTAACCTAGGTAAAAGCGTACTGTATATTACCCTGGAGATGAGCGAAGAACGTATTGCTGAACGTATCGATGCTAACTTGTTGGATGTACCTATCGATCAGATCGAGCACATGAGTAAAGAGATATTTAGTAATGCGGTCAATCGTCTTAAGACCAAGACGAACGGTAAGTTGATCGTCAAGGAGTATCCAACCGGGTCTGCTAACGCGAATCACTTCCGTGCACTTTTAAATGAATTAAAGCTAAAAAAGGGTTTTATTCCAGACATTATTATGGTAGACTATCTAAACATATGCGCATCATCGCGTATGAAAATGGGAGGTTCGGTAAACAGTTATGCGTACATTAAAGCAATTGCTGAAGAGCTACGTGGTCTTGCAGTCGAGTTCGATCTACCGATCGTATCTGCAACGCAAACGACTCGTACAGGTTTTAATAGCTCAGACCCTGGGCTTGAAGACACGTCCGAGTCTTTTGGACTACCCGCAACCGCCGACTTAATGTTTGCACTTGTATCTACTGAAGAGCTCGAAGCACAAGGCCAACTGATGGTCAAACAACTTAAGAATAGATACAACGATCCAAACCATAACAAGCGGTTCCTTATTGGCATTGACCGTAGTAAGATGAGGCTATATGATGTAGATGATACCGACCAAAACCTCGTAAACGACACCCCGGTGTTCGATAATTCGAACCAAGGCGAAGACCAAAACAAATTTCAAGATTTTAAATTCTAGGAGAATATTATGGGAAAGAAAAGACATAAAAGCGGTAACGTATCAAAAGGTGAACGCCGGAGTTCAATGAGAACTTCTGGTACAGCTATTAACGCTGCAGATAAAATGATTCGCAAGCTTGATGCACTTGCAAAGGGTAAGGATATTAAAATTACTATGGAGAATCCTAACAAAGAAGAAACGAACCGACCTTTTATTACCCATAAAGTAAAGGGAAAAGACTATCAGCGATATATGTCTAAACCCGAAAAGGGTATGGTTAATCCTCTATCTCTTGCGAGTCGCTCATGAGCTATAAGTATTCTGAACCGAATGCATTTCTGGTGGTGCAACCCGCACCATCAGAAGAGTTCAAAGAACATTTCAATGATGCGCTTGAACTTATTGCCTACTGTGCTCGAGTATCTAACCCAGCTAACCAGTTCAACAACGAAACAGGAGAAAAGCTCGTCCGATACCTCGTCAAGCACAAACACTGGTCTCCACTTGAAATGTGCAACGCAACAATCGGTATCGACACAACCCGGGATATTGCTCGACAAATTCTTCGACATAGAAGCTTCTACTTCCAGGAATTCAGCCAGCGATACGCCGATCCGAATGATCTAGAAGAGTCCTTTGTTCTAAGGGAAGCACGTATGCAAGATCCTAAGAATCGTCAGAATAGCATTGTTTGTGCGGATCTTGAATTACAAAAAGCTTGGGCAATGAAACAGACCCAAATTATCCATGAAGCTCAACTTACATATAAGTGGGCAATTATGAATGGTATTGCTAAGGAACAAGCACGTTGTGTTCTGCCAGAAGGTAATACGGTAAGTAAAGTCTACATGAATGGCACACTTCGTTCTTGGGTACATTATATTGAGCTTCGTTCGGCTAATGGTACACAACAAGAGCATATCGAAGTTGCTCGTGCTGTAGCTCAAGCTATTTCTAAGATTTTTCCAATGGTAGAGGAGTTTGTGAATGACTAAGAAGATTTCTACGTATTATGCCGATCCCCCAGGACGAGGTCACTGTAACGTTATGATGGACTTTAAGGAAGAACTGGCATACGTCGATTATTTCGACGATCACGGTAAAAAGTTCTTTACTGAAGACTTCCCTAATAAATCTATTCGATATGTCGAGGATGCTGCAGAGAATTGGGCACTCGGTATAAAAAAATTATATTAATTTGAATTAGGGGGTTTACATTCGCATAAACTTGATATAGTATAAGTACTATAAAAAGAGGTAAAAATGCGAGCAATAAACATAATGTCTAATATTATAACTGCGGCAATAGTTGGTGGTACTCTGGTTTCATGCACACATGCAAATAAAACCAGAGCATCAGAACTTAAATGTTTGGCTGATAATATTTACTTCGAGGCTTTAACTGAGTCGGAAGCTGGACAAATTGCAGTAGCAAATGTTACTATGAACCGCGTAAAACACCCTGCGTTCCCAAACAGTGTCTGTGATGTTGTCTGGGAGCCTAAACAATTCTCTTGGACACACGATGGTAAATCTGATGTGCCTGGTAGTAAAAGTGCTTACAAAGAGGTTTACGAAATCGCTAAAGCAGTGTATGATGGTAACATCTTAGATATTACCGAAGGTTCCACGTTCTATCACGCAGACTATGTTAATCCATCTTGGAACAAAGTTATGACTCGTGTCGCTAAAATCGATGCACATATATTCTATACACATAAAGGTCGTTAATGAAATTACTTATTATTGGTCATGGTCGTCACGGTAAAGATACTGTTGCTGAGTGTCTCCGCGATGACTATGGTATGACATTTAAATCATCTAGTATGCACTGTGCTGAAAAAGTAGTGTATCCTGTAATGAAATGGCAGCACTGTTATGAGTCTGTCGAAGAATGCTATAATGACAGACACAACCATCGCGCCCAATGGTTTGATCTGATTGCAAACTATTGCGCAGATGATCTTGCCCGAATTGGTCGTGAAATCTTTGAAGTGTCTGATATTTACTGTGGACTCCGTAACAAACGTGAGTTCCATGCTATTAAAAACAATGGTTTGGTTGACTTCACTATCTGGGTGGATCGTTCTGATTATTTAGAAACAGAGCCTAAGTCAAGCATGTCACTTGAACCTTGGATGGCAGACTTCGTTATCGATAACAATGGTACGCTTGATCAGCTGTACCAGAACGTCGACGATCTTTATAATCATCTTTCTTACGGTGACTATAAGGAATTAGTTCTTGATTTGTTATCATAGATACGAAAACTACAAACATACATTCTATGACTCTGACGGGCGTGTTATAATTATCACATCTGACAGGGGAATTGGAATTAGATATGTACAGTCACTAGTAGATATGGTATAAGTAAGACTGTAAACGTTGAAGCAACGTGGACACATACTGGACCCGGGTTCAATTCCCGGCATCTCCACCACGACTATACTGCGATAACTCGTTATATCCGCTAGGATGCATACTAGACGCTAAAGGATTAACTCAGTATAGTTTTGATGGGGATGACAAGGGATCGACAGGTGTGAAGATGAAAGTGGAGTTTACCGGATGATCGCGCATAGATCAATTAAACTAAATGCAAATGAAAATTTCGCACCTACAGGTTACGCACTAGCTGCATAATGCTGCGGGGTCTGATATAGCCTAGCAACAGAAATATATCCGTGACTAACGAAAGACGTCTAGGGTATGGGTTCCACCCGATAAACTACGGGCCCACTTAATTTTAATTTTATAGGACTAAACAATGAAAACTATCCTCTTAACAACAGCCGCAACAGCCGCAACATTCGCACTCACAACTTCTGTATTTGCAGAAGGTGTGCTGGCAGGACTTGGTGGTTCAGCAGAAGCAGAATATAGCATTGAGAACGAAACATTCTCAATGGAAGCAGGACCAGACTTTGCTTTTAGAGGCTTCTCTATTGCCCCACGTGCTTATGCATCTATCGACGCAGATAACAAACTCGACTTTGATGGTGTAGGCGTTGAAGCAGCATACGGCGTAACTCGCAATCTTTCTGTATACGGTGCTGTACAAGCTGACGGCGACTTAGAATACTCAGATGCACAGGTTGGTGTACGTTTTAACTTCTAAGTTAAAAGAAAATTTAGTATAAATAGGCAGGAGGGGAAACTCTCCTGCTTTTTTTTATTTTATAGGAATGTAATATGATTAGACACTTAATGATGGCGATGGCAATGATTCTTACTACTTCAGTAGCTGTAGCTCAGGATGCGTCTGATCCTATTGTTACAGAGAACTATAACGAAAGTAATGTAAATTCTAACACTACCTCGTCTACTACTCTTAAATCTCCACCGCCATCCGCTATTTCACCTTCCATCAATTCATCGAACTCCGACTTGTGTACAGTTGGGGTTTCTGGCGCGGTTCAAACCCAGATCCTTGGTATCTCTGCTGGTAAGACCGTTCGTGATATGAATTGTGAGAAACTAAAGAACGCAAAGACTCTTTACGATATGGGTATGAAAGTTGCTGCTGTATCTGTTATGTGCCAGGACGAACGTGTGTTCCAGGCAATGATGGATGCTGGTACACCTTGCCCTTACGATGGTATGATTGGTGATGCTGCAAAAGCCGCTTGGATTGCAGATCAAGAGAAAGAAGAAGACCGTGAAACAAACGGTATTTGGAAAGGAATGGATGAGGATGCTAAATCAACTGCCAAAGGCGTTGGCGGTGTTGGTGCTCTGTTGGCCCTCTTACTCTTACTCTGATGTAACGTACGGGACAACCGGCAACGCTGCAACTGGTGGACTGTCATGGAACATGGGTACGGTCCTACCAGATTCTAGCCAGCCCTGGGTAACTCTGCAAATTAACGGTCTGACCTATCGATATAGTATGACCAAAGATCCTAATGCGGATGCGCAGGTGCATGTCCGTAATGAGGATGCTGTAAATGGTGGGTACGTCTTTGAAGAAACCGATAACTGGAACGGTCAGCCAAGCGGTACTGTTCAAAAGTACTTTAGACTTCCTTACACCGATTCATCTCGCTGGGGTAACGGCGAGATCGCGGTAGAAGGTAGCGGACAGGTGTCCAATCCCATTGTTACCTACAATTACAAATTAGATATAGACGACCAGATGATGAAGTGCGCAGCTACACCTCTTGCGGATCCATCTTGTCCTGGCTTCCGTCAAGCCCTCATGGATCTGCTGAACTCTACAGAGATAAGCGTGGATGATCCGTTCTACGATGAGTGGGTACAAGCACAGCTAGAAAAAGAGCTTGAGCTTGAAGAGGAAAAAGACCTAGAGCAAAAAGAAAACAGTGAAGACGATTTAGAAGAAAGATTAGGTGGTAGGAATACCGTAGATGCTATGGTTGATGTAAAGCAGCAAGAAGCGTTGCTTGCGTCCCTGGCAGACGTAGGTAAAATAGAACCTTACTACCAAGTAGAAATTCAGGGTGGAGAGTACGAGGAAACTTTAACTCTCGAAGATACAGAAATACCTGATAACCGCAGAGCGCTGAGAAGTTTGGCATCCGATGCTAACCATACAAAAATGGTACGCTCACAATACGATAGAGATCAACAGGAGAACTAAATGTTAAAGTCTATCTCATACATCAGCGCTGGTTTAATGATTGCTACCATGGCATCAGCGCAGACGCCTATTACAGGCAACGTATCATCTAAGTGTTCCATTTACACGGACACCCCAGGTGTATACGGTAACCCTACACCAGACGTACTTAGTACTGCACCAGCAGATGGCGGTGTTGTTCCAGTTATCCGCTACGACGTATCAATTGCTGATGCGTACAAAGCTAAAATTAGCTGGCCGAATGAATTTACATCGTCACCCAATCTTAATGACGCATTAGCTTGGGATGGTGAAGTAACTGTTAAATCTACTTCAGCTGCTGAAATGTCAGGCTATGAAGCTGCTAAGATTGAGTATGAAAATGTAACAGAGTATGACATGACTATTGCTGGATCAGCCTGGTTTGAAGTTGAATCAACTGTTACTTACGGTGTAGGGAAAACTTTACCCGGTGGTGAATACAGAGCTACTGTAGTAGCGGAGTGCATTGCAAAGTAATATTATGATTAGAAATTATATAATAGCTGCAGCCGTTCTACTATGCGGACCGGCTGCAGCACATGAAATGACACCGGCTTTACCAGAGTTAAAATCTTCTTACATGGAAGGTGTAGCTTATACCATTTTAAAGCTATGGAATAGAAGAGCGGATGTTAATTATTATGAAGTGACGGTATTTGATGAAGACTGGAATCCAGTCCCATTTATAACAACTGATAAGATAATGAAAATTAATTATCTAGAAACAAGATCATTTGGGGTTTATATTCGATCAGTCGACAGTGAAAGACTTGAATATATTTGTACTACGTCTAAATTTTTAAAAGACCAGGTGACTCCTTCAAGTATAACATCTAGAATATGTTCAAGGATAAAATGATATGAGGATATTGACTATAATATGTTTAATGGTAGGAACTAGTGCATCTGCTAATTCGTTAAACCTAGCACTACCAAGTGCGCCAGGAAATTATCAGTCCGATAAGTTTAGGGCTGGGGATCTAGATTGTTCAAATGCCATTGGTTCGGCAACAACTATGGAATACGGTGTTACTGGTATTTTATCAGAGACACAGGATCAATATGGAACGCCCACTGGAAGTAGGGCTGGTGATATTGGGGTATATGCACGAGTGACAATACCTCTAGGAAAACGAGTGAAGTCAAGAATCGACTGTAATAGATTATATGAGTTGGAGCTTCGCAAGAAGCAATTAGAAGTCATGAAATTGGAACAAGAATTAAGACAGCTACAAAAGCTACAATTTGAGAACTAATTATGTAACCCCAACTGGGGATCATGAATATCATCATGAAAACCAGAAGAGGGTTGCAAATGACTATAGAACGCTGCGCGCACTTCGCCAAGATGGCGGAGATCGCATACAAAGATGGTAAAGAGGCCAAAGCTGACTTTAAAGAGCTTGGCTATCCTTATCACAGATTTATTGATATTGACGGTGCACAAGTACATGTGTGCTGGACAAAAGACGAAATGGTTCTTGCTTTCCGTGGCACAGAGCCAGATGAGTTCTCTGACCTTACAGCAGATCTCAATGCATTCCCAGATCGTGCACAAGTTGGTGGCTGGGTACACAACGGATTCCAAAACGAATTAGAAAAAGTCTGGAAAGAAGTTCTTAAGACTTTAGACGACAAACTTAACAGTCGTAAACTATACATTTGTGGACATTCATTAGGTGGGGCGATGGCAACTGTCGCAGCTTCCCGCTTGAATCCTCATGCGCTTTACACATATGGATCACCAAGAGTAGGGACTAAGAAATTTGTACAAAATATCACTTGCGATCACTATCGTCATGTTAACAATAATGACGTTGTACCTAAAGTTCCTTTTGCTTTCCTTGGGTATCGACACCACGGTACTTTACGGTATATCAACTTCTATGGAAACATCCGTAAAATGACTTCATGGCAGCGGTTTAAAGACGGCTGGCGCGGACGCATGGCTGCATGGAAAAACAAACAGTCATTTGATGGTGCGCGTGATCATAGCATGACAAACTACGTCAAGTATCTGGAGAAAGAAAATGGCTAACGAGTACAAAGTAAAAGTTTTAAAGATTGTCGACGGCGATACTGTTGACGTTGATATCGATCTGGGGTTTGGTATCGTGCTCACGGACGAGCGCGTGCGTATCGTCGGTATCGATACACCTGAATCACGTACATCTGATAAAGTCGAAAAAGTCTTTGGCCTTGCATCTAAACATCGTTTAAAGGAACTGCTTGAAAAAGAAGCAGTCTTAATCACATTCGATGATAAGAATGGGGAAGACATGAAAGGTAAGTTCGGTCGTGTTCTTGGTGACTTCAAATTCGGTGATAGCACTGTATCACAGGTGTTAATCGAAGAAGGACATGCAGTTCCATACCATGGACAGAATAAAGCTGATGTACAGGTTCAGCATATGTCTAACCGTAATAGACTGATGCAAGAAGGCGTAGTTGATCCTAAGCTCGTACAAGAAGCACAGGAGAAAATGAAGTGATGGAAATAATTGAAAGAATGTTCGGTGACACATTGTGGATTTGGACAGCTATTGCTGGTTCTATTCTAGGTGCAGCATTCTTAGCATGGTTTAGAAATACCCATATGGCTTTATACCTTATGGCTAAGTTCGATGCTTTCTTAGATTATCTTATTGACCGTCTTGGATGGGATTGGTTACAGGATGATCCAAAAGCATGGCGCAAAAGATATCCAAAAATAACAAAAAAAATAGATGAGTTGGAGGCAAGAATCGATGAACTTTCTAAAAAATAGATTAAAAGAAAGAACCTCACTTGATGGTGCGGTATTAATTGCATGTGGTGTTGCTATGGTAATCGCACCACTTAACCTTATTGCATACGGCATGATTGCATATGGTGCATGGACACTGATTAAGTGGTGCATGGACACTGATTAAGGGAGAGAAGTAATGGCAGCAGCAAAAACATTAGCAGCTGATTCAATCTACGCACACCTGGATACAGATGGCGATGGTGTAATCACTGACGAAGAAATGGCTCGTGCAAAAGAGATTGCTGAATACGAGCATAAACGTAAAATGCAAGAGAACGAAGATAAGAAAGAGGATCAGATCCGTCAAATGGCATGGTTTGCTCTTTGGGGTATGCTTCTGTATCCTATTCTGATTCTAGTTACAGCTATCTTTGAAATAGAATCGGCAACAGCTACAATTGGTGATATTGCACCAACTTATTTCGTAGCTATCGCTGGCTTAGTTGCAGCCTTCTTTGGCGCACAAGCTTATTCTGCATCTTCAAAAGGTTCTTCTTCATCGACAACAGCAAAGAAGTAAGATATGGCTGAAGTAGAATTTGGAGGCATGACTTTTAAAGGTGGTAAGATGTTCGCTATTCTTACCGCACTATCGACTCTTGGCGGTGCTCTTTGGGGAGGTTTCGAATTCTACAAAGACTATATGGACATGAAGGAGATTATCCAAAATATCGATATCGATGCAATTGCAGCAGCTAACGAACTACAACTTCAGAAGCTGAATGATGCAATTGACTATACGAGAGATATTAAGGATGATCTCCGCCAAGACATTATTCGCGTAGAAAGCGTAGCAGAAGATGCTAGTCGTAGGACAAAAACTATTCAAGACTCTATTGATGATCGTTTGAGAGAAATCGAGAATCTCAATAGAGAAACTGAAAAAGATGTTCGTGACACCATGCGTGCTACAGAGAACCGTATTGATGAAAGCATGCGCAGACTTGATGAAGATCTCAACAGGACATTACAAGAAGCATTGGATAATCCCCTAGCAAATTAGGGGGTTTACAGAACTATCCCTGTCTGGTATAATATATAAGAGTATGTTAGGCAGGGATAGTATACCATGAAGATATTAGGAGTTAGCGAAGGATTTCACGATGCAGCAGTTACCCTCGTAAATGATGACGGTGATATTCTATATGCTAGTCATTCTGAACGATATTCGAAGATTAAGAACGATAGACATATTCACCCTTTGCTTTTATATAAATTAAAGCCATATGATAAAGTAGCATATTATGAAAAGAATTGGCTAAAGAATACACGTAGATTTTTATTCGGTCAACTACCTAAGAAATCTGATATATCATATGATGAATCATTTTATCATCATGAATCTCATGCAGCTGCGGGATTCTATACAGCACCATTCGATGAAGCCGATATTCTTGTGATCGATTCTATTGGTGAGTGGGATACTATATCTATATGGCGCGGTACAACTGAAAATGGTGCGCCGAAAATGAAAAAAGTTAAGAGCTGGAAGTATCCGTACTCGCTTGGTCTTTTCTATTCAGCAGTAACACAGCGCGTAGGATTAAAACCAAATGAAGATGAATATATTTTGATGGGTATGGCTGCCTATGGCGAACCTATCTATGATATGTCTGAACTGCTCTATCGTAACAACCATAAAGGTATTGGTAACTACTTACCGAATGCACGTAATGAAGATCTTGCCGCAAGTGCACAAGCGCTATATGAACGTGAGCTATTAAAGATTATTGATAAGTACTGTAAACACGACAACTTAGTATTCATGGGTGGTTGTGCTCTTAACTGTTCTGCTAATAGTAAAATTCAAAACAAAAATATTTGGATTATGCCAAATCCTGGTGATGCTGGTTCATCGCTTGGCGCTGCGGCATTATCTCTCGGAAAGAAACTAAAATGGAAGGATCCTTATCTTGGTTATGATATTCAAAGAAAAATCTCGCCTAAAGAAGTTGCTCAGTATCTTGTTGATTATTCCTATTGCGGTGTCGCTTCTGGTCGTAGTGAGTTTGGCCCTCGTGCCCTTGGTAATCGTAGCTTGCTTGCTGACCCTAGAAGAGATATTAAAAATACCGTTAATCAAATTAAGCAAAGACAGCTCTTTCGACCCTTTGCACCTGTAATCTTGGAAGAGTATGCTGACGAATATTTCGAAGGACCGATGAACGAATATATGCAGTTTGTTGCACAAGCAAAGCATGATTATAGCTCGGTTACGCACGTAGATGGTACCGCGCGCGTACAGGTCGTTAAAAAAGATTGTGGTTCAGTTATTCGTCCTATTCTTGAAGAGTTTTACGAACTAACCGGCGTTCCTATGTTACTAAATACAAGTCTTAATATTAAGGGAATGCCTATGGTGAATGATGAAAAAGATGCGCATTTATTCCAAAGCAAATATAACGTGAAAGTATTTTATTAATGGCACGACGTAAATTACTAATTACTGGCGGATGTTCTTACACAGATCCTAACTATCTTACGAACGATAAAAGCTTACCGCAGGAACGAGGTGCCTGGAAGATGTGGCCGGAGCATTTGGGTAATGCATTAGATCTCGAGGTGATTAACACTGGTGCCAGCGGTTCTTCTAATGAAACTATCTTTCACAATGTACTGGAGAAGATCTATCTTTACGGCGACAGAGTTGATACAGTTGCAGTTATGTGGACTGGTATGGATCGCCGCCGTATAATGTGTGGATACGATATTAATCCACTATCGGAAGTGAACATTGTAGCTGATAATAATCCTGCATACCCTGATGGAGCAGATACACCATTTGAGTGGCTATCTCGTCTTGGAATGCACAATCTATCATATAACTTTTTTACCAGCCAAGATTTCTGGAGGGTGCGCACAGGATTTATAAAATATTGCATTGAGGATAGTCTTCGAAATTATAACGCTCTCGCAGATGTGTGCGCAGCTAATGGTATAAAATTTGTGTTTATAAATGGATTACTGCCATTTGACTATCACTACCTATCACATTTCCAAAAAACGGGAATACTGAAATGTCCTGAAGGTGAGAGCGTAGAAACACATGAGAATCAAGTACTAATTGACTATGTGCAAAATATTTGGTTCTCTAAGTTTGATAAGAAACATAAATCCCACTTTATTGGTTGGCCGATATACGCGCCACTCGGTGGCACATATTTTGATGAGATGAGACAAAAAGATAAAAAGCTATTTCCTAAAAGCGATATGTATAGAGTGTCAGAAATAGACGCGCATCCTAATGCACAAGCACAGGAAATCATTTCTAAAGTTATTCATGAAAAGTGGAAAAATATTTACGGATGAGTAAAGGAATTCTATTAACTGCGGGATGTTCTTGGACTGATAAAGATTTTTATAGCAAATCATATTATGGAGGTTATTAATGATAGAAATTTTAGTATATAGTTTTATCTGGTGGTTCTTTTTATCATCATTTATTATATCGGCTGGTTATCACAGATACTTTTCGCACAGATCATTTAAAGCTCCAGTTTGGTATGAGTATCTTGTTTTGATTCTAGGACCACTATCTGGATCTGGATCACTACTTGGCTGGGTCGGTGTTCATAGACTACATCACAATCACTCGGATACAGAAAAAGATCCACATTCACCTAAGCATCAACCAATGTGGAGAGTATTGACCTCAACATTCAAAGTGCCTGCAATTCGACCAAGACACGTTACTGATTTGCTTAAAAACAAACGTGTTATGTGGTTCCATAAACATCATAGAGATATTCGTTTCTGCACATTCTTATTTGGACTTTCATTTCTTTCATTTGAATGGTTCCTTGTATTGATGATTACTCCTATGATTTATGGATACATTGGCTTCGGTCTATTGAATACTCTTTGTCATAGGCATGAGAATGTGTCTAACTCTTGGATTGCAAACATTTTTACAGGTGGTGAAGGATGGCATGCGAATCATCATGAAAAGCCAATGGATTGGCAAATTGGGAAAAGGTGGTATGAATGGGACCCAGCGGCTTGGTTTATTCGATTAATCCGAAAGTAATAACTCTAAAAGACTACGGACAAGATAACTTCTTAAAAGAATTAGATAGATTAAAACATGAATCATATATCTACGATAAGAAGAATTCTGACTGGTTTGACAATCTTCCGCATACATATAGTGATGATAAGTTTTTGGATTGGTTTTTTCTATATGATGAGGATAGACCAGTAGCCTTTGCAACAATACAAAAATACTATGATGGTTGTTATAGGATATGCACGAGAACATACATATACAGAGAGTACCGTAGATTCGTCCATCCAAAAAATGACATGGTATTCAGCCCATCTCAACATTTATGTTTAGCACAGATGGATTATCTCCGAGAGTGGGAAAGCGTTTTTGTTTCGATGCAGGGATTAAAACGAAGAAACAGTATACAAAGATTCAAAAATAAGATAGAATATAGAAGTGGACTTAACTGGAAAGTCCCTGATGGAATGTATCAGACGTGCGAGCCTGCCTGCGATCCTGATTGTTATCAGAATATAGTTTATAATGGCATAGAACCTCGGCTGAATAAAATGGAAATTGAAACGTATAGGATTTTACATGGATAAAAAATATCTTATCGAAACAACAAAGCGTATGAGAGTTGGTGGTACGGGACCTAAAAGAAATAAGCTTAAATTTTTTCAAAAAATGGGAGAAGTACCGGCAGAGGTTCTAGAAGAACTAAATAAAATATTAGATGATCGTTCTGATAATGATATCGGCGGGGATGTGTATGGGATCAGTCAAGCTATTAACTATCGTAAAGTATTTGATACTAACGGATATAGACAAATTCTTATACAAACAAAACCTCCTGGTAAAATTGGAGTAGATGTTGATGAATATCTTTACGATCACTGGACCAAAGAAGTTAAAGCTAAGAAGTTTCTAGAGAATTATTTCAAAGCTGTGTATCGTTTTCGGATGAGTGAAATGGGTCACCAACACAGCTTGAATTGGCATATTGATAGCTGTACGAGCTACATGTGCAGAGCACAGATCTGCTTAAATGAAAATGATTCAGTATTTGAATTCAAGGGAAGAGATGGTGTACACAGTTTTACGATGAAACCGGGTGAGCTTTGGTTTATCAACACCGGGTGGAATCATAGGGTAGTAAGTGGGGATCAATCTCGAAGGGTTGCCATTTTCGGATTCCACTTCGACGACGTAAAAAATAAAGATTTACTTTTGCTTTAAAATTTGATAATATATATCTACGAAATTAAATGAATGTAAGGATATCTGAATGAAGCAACTGACTAAGATTGCTATTATTGGTTATGGATTTGTGGGTAAAGCTGTAGAGTTTGGTTTCAAAAATACCCAAAATGATATTATGATTATTGATCCATATCAGGGATATGCTAATATTGATGATATAGAGCATTACTACCCAGACTTTACGTTCGTGTGTGTACCCACGCCCATGAGTGACACCGGTGGTATTGATTCCACTACTATTGATTTAGTTATAAAACAGCTTCAGAATATTGCTTGTGGTACCGTTGTAATCAAGTCCACAATCACCCCCGATATTGCAGCACGCCTTTGCAGATATAAGCGATTTGTGTATAATCCAGAATTCCTTACAGAACGCAATGCACTAAATGATTTTATTGACCCACATTTTCACATTCTTGGGGGTCGACCAGAGTTCACTAAGAAAGTAAAGAACTTATATCAGTTCGGATCCAACTGTAATCCTGCTCCATACCACTATATGACAGTAGAGGAAGCGAGTCTAGTTAAGTACGGCATTAACTCTTTTCTTGCTATGAAGGTAGCATGGTTTAATCAATGGAAAGACCTGACCGACAGTCTTGGCGCTCGATATAATATCGTAGCCAATAGCATTGGATCAGATCCTCGTATCGGTCATTCTCATATGAAAGTGCCTGGTCCCGACGGTAAGAAAGGGTTTGGAGGTAGCTGCTTCCCGAAAGATACTGCTGCTATTCTAGACTATGCCCCAGACGTCCTTACTATTCTAAATGAGGTTGTTAGATCTAATAACACTTACCGATCAGAGTACGAACTAGACGCGCGCGAAACAGAACAGAAAGTAAAATTTAAGTGAAAGCTATTATCTTCACAGACATGGCCGGGTATCCAGGCTTCGGGCGCGCAGCAGGCGCGTACCGAATTGCAAGCGAGTTTAGACAACGTGGTCAAGAGGTAAAGGTCGTAGATTGCTTTAATTCGTATACCTTAGAACAACTTAAGACCATTATTACTAATTATAAAACCTCTGAAACAGAGTGGATTGGTTTCAGCACCACTTTTCTTTTGGACCGAGAAAACAATTCAATCTGGGACAGAGAAAAGGGTAAAGTACGTCATAGAACTGAAGTAACAGAAAAAAAAGATGAGCAGACATCCACTGCGCTGAGCCAAATGGATGAGTGGGATCTTTTTAACTTTATAAAAAGTCTTGGCTTAAAAATAGTCTTAGGGGGATTTAGAATGAATCCTGCTCTGCGGGATGATCCTGATATCGAGATATATCATGGACCATGCGAAGACAAGTTTTTTCCTGAGTTCGACTTTACCCAATCCCAAATACTCTACAACGACGACGATCATATATTTGAAGACGAAGATCTACCCATTGAGGTTGCTCGTGGCTGTATTTTTAAATGTAAGTTTTGTTTCTATTACTTGAATGGTAAGAAGCTCTGGGACTTTGTTAAACCGCCAGAACTCCTTCGTGAAGAGATGATGAGGAACTATATTAACTACGGCACCACTGGATATATGTTCTCTGATGATACCTATAACGATTCACCAGAAAAGATCGAGTCGCTATTAAAGATGTACCGGACACTTCCGTTCGACCTTAGATTTTCTACGTATGCTAGATTGGATCTTATGATAGCAAAACCAGAGACGCAAGAAATGCTGATCGAATCTGGAATGAAGTCAGTGTTCTTCGGTATTGAAACCTTTAATGCAGAAGCTGGTAAATTTATTGGTAAAGGAATGGATCCGGAAAAGGTAAAGCGTGGTTTGTTAGAATTTAGGGAGAAATATCCTGACGTCTTGGTGTATGTCAGTATGATCGGCGGATTACCCGGTGAAACTATGGATCAAATGGAAGACTCGTTTAACTTCTTAACCAAAGAAGCTAAGGTACATAACGTCGCGTGGAGTCCACTGTTTATTAACAGTGGTTCAGAAATGTCACTTAACGCTGAAAAGTATGGCTACCGTAAAGACGGCAATAACCACAGAAGCTGGACCCGTAAAGACGGTCTTACCTACCTTGACGTGTTCGACTGGGTAGTTCAAAAAAAGCAGGAGTACAATGGATCGCCTGCCGGATTTACACTTTACAATCGACTGCACAATGTGGGGTATACCCATGATGAGCTTCTTAAACTCACCTGGGAAAAAGACGGTGCAGAGATGATGGCACGCACTGACAACTTCAGAGAAATTTATATGAAAAAAATTCTCTAAGGGGGTTTACGTTTCAAATGAAATAGCTTATGATGATCTTATCAAATAGGAGAATATATCATGGCACATGAACTTGAATTTGTAAACGGTGAAGCTCAGATGGCGTATGCTGGCGATCTCCCTTGGCACGGTCTTGGTACAAAGGTAAGCAATGACCTTACCCCCCAGCAGATTATGCAAAAAGCTGGCGTAGATTGGAAAGTACGTGAGGTAGAATCATTCGTAGAGTTTGATGGACAGCGACTCCCTACTGGTCAGAAATCGCTCATCCGCGAAACCGATGGTAAGATCCTGACCAACGTTGGTAAAGACTGGCATCCTTGTCAGAACGAAACTGCTTTCGAATTTTTCAATGAGTACGTTCTGGCTGGTGACATGGAAATGCACACTGCAGGTTCGCTTAAAGGCGGTCAGTACGTATGGGCACTGGCTAAGGTCAAAGAGTCATTTGATCTTTTCGGCGGTGACCAAGTAGATTCGTACATGCTCTTTAGCAACCCTCACGTCTACGGTAAATCCATTGACGTTCGCTTCACCCCAATTCGCGTCGTCTGCAACAACACTCTTACCTTTGCACTCGATTCACGATCACAACGTGCAGTTAAAGTTGGCCACCGTGCACAGTTTAACCCGGATATGGTCAAAGAGCAATTAGGTATTGCACACGAGAAATTCGCCAAGTACAAAGAGATGGCACAGTTTCTCGGTTCCAAGCGTGTTAAAGTAGAAGATCTTCTTAACTACTACAACGAAGTGTTTCCGCTCACATCCGGTAAGGATAAGCAGGAGCAAGTTACTGCAGACTCTATCTCACGCCAAGCAAAGAACGCTCTTGAAGTTCTTGAGACCCAACCAGGTGCAGAGTTTGCAGAAGGCAGCTGGTGGCAGGCGTTTAACAGCGTCACTTATGTTACAGATCACCTTCAAGGTCGTAACGCAGACAACCGCTTGCACAGCCAGTGGTACGGTCAGAACCAACTGCGTAAGGTCAAAGCAGCAGAAAAGGCAGTCGAGTATGCACTCGCTGCCTAACAAAGGGGGTTTACATAACCCCCACCCTTTGATATTATAATCAAATGGAACCTACTACTAAAATCATCATCGCTATGGTTATAGCTTACATACCATTCATTTGGTATTGGATATCCGTCATTCGGGCCGAAACCCAACGTACGGATGCCGATCGCCGTAAGTATAAACGTAGCCGCAAACACTACTGGGGTGAAGAATGAAATACGTACACCAGAATCACACACACGTATATTACATCTCTCAGGGCCTACACAACTACTCTGTACGCCACTGGGAAAACGGTACAGTACCTGGTAAGGTTTTAGAACTCACCAAAGACCAATTCAAGAACTTCGAAAAAATGTTGAAAGATGGAGGCTGGAATGAGCAATCAACGTACCGCTAAGATGCACCGCGCAGCTATGGGTCAGGATGGACGTGTGTCCATGTATGAGATCATTGACTTCATGGAATCAGCCGCTAACGCTCTTGCTAAGCACGGCGAAGAAGATGCTGCATTCTACTTCCAACAAGTACACGAGCACTTGCGTCGTAATCCGCAAAAAGGTTTTAAAGACGAGATCGGTCGGATCTTGGGCGTATAATGTTTCGTTGGGCTAGCATACCGTTCTTATCGTATATCCTACTGCTGCCAGTAGTTACCGTAATGGAGACGATTGGTGGCAGAGGTGCGACAGGTGCGTCTGCGCTCAACGAATATCTGATCATAGTCCAACTTGTTACTCTCTGGAATATTTTTCGAATTATTCGAAACAGGGGGTTTACGAAGGAACCAGAATAGCTTATAGTAGTTAGGTCAAAAGGAGAACACATCATGACATACACATTCGATATCGCTTACGACTGCCCTATCTTTGACTTCCTCAAACTCCTCGAAGACTATAACCTTAAACTCGAATCATTCATCGCCTCTGGCCCCGGTGGTGGCAACCCAGAAATCACCGTTTCCGGATCTCCCGAATCCATCGAAAAAATTCAAGAATTCCTCTAAAAAAATCATCCGAGGGGGTTTACATTCCTCCTCGGATACATTATATTAGACATGTAAACGGAGGATATCACATGACCGAACGTAAAGCAGCTCAGATCGCTAACCAGGTTTATGCCGCAGCTCGTGCAAAACAGATTACTGCTAACGAGGCTATGGAATATCTTAATCAGCTTGAGCCTTTTATGTCTGCTGCACAGCTCGCTAAGTTCAGCGATTTCTCTTACGCCGTTCGGCACAATCCCTCTTCCTTCGCATAAGGAGCCTTTGCTATGATCATTAAAGAAAACCGCACCGATTCGTACATCGCTACCGTTAACCTCAAAGATGCTAACGACCAGCAATGGATCAAAGCTATCCGTAAAGCAGTAAGCGAAGCTAACGCATTCTACAAAGAGCGTGGCGTATCCACCCGTAAGTACGTTAAGCTTCAAGGTCGTGGCCATCGCATGGGTAATTACCGCTACCACAATTCTCTGCCTCTCTCTTTCGCTGAAAAAGCCGACGTATACGTTTACGATCGGTAATTTTCTTTCTTGGTTGTCTCCAACTGGCCCGGGCGAAAGCTCGGGCTCTTTTTTGTATAAATAGAAGAAACAAACGAGAGACCGATGCTAAAATCTGTACGTGATATAAACACTAAAAATCAGCGGGAGTTTAAATCCTATCTTAAAAGAACCCTGAGCGGCGTTAAGATGGGTGAATCTTCTCGTGGTGGATATCACGTACGTTTTGCTTTGGATCCTACTAAATTTGATTCCTACTTTAAAAAATATAACCTCGAGATAGTTGATTATCCTGGTCCATCTCTTTCAGGTAAGTTTGAAACGCACGTGTTAATAGCAACAGCTGACCTTGGGTCTAATGTACCTTATGGAACTATGATTCCATATGTGAACAATTATATTGGTGCATCAAAGGCTGGAGCACTTCTTTTTAATAATAAAGATCTTAGCCCGGACAATCTAGGCTTCGCCGGTCAGACCGTTACTCATACATCTCTGATCCGCCAACTAAAAGATGTTTTATATAAAAGATACGATGCTGAGATAGCAGATCAACTTATGGACCTTGCCCATGCAGCTTCAAAGGGCGACAGTAACCCGTCTGTAAAGGTTTCATTTTCTTCTAAGGACCTTGCTAAAGTGTCTGCGGATTACGGAGAACTGTTAAGCGCTCTATGGGCTATGGAAAAGCTGAACTTTAAACAGTCATTTTTTCCGACTGCTAGTAACGAGCCGCTGATTGACATCTACGGTATTCGCTTTGGTGTCCATTACCCCATATCTGTTAAGTCAGGAGGCGGCGGTAAAGTCACCATTCAGAACATTATAAATGCCATTGAAAACAGGGCGGGGCGCGCATCTCAAGTCGATCTTGGAAAAGAACCCTCACTACAGATCTTTAAGATGGTGAACGAACTGCCTATGAAAGAGCAGATGATACAGCTTCATAAGTACCGCGAGACAGATGCTATTCGAAAACTTAGTGAAATCACCGGTATTAAAGTTAAGGGCATGGATTTAGCATCCATTAAAAAGTTCACGGACGATAAAACAAACGATCAACTCATTGAGTTGCTGGATCCGTTCTGGAAAGTTTTAAAGATGAACCTAACAGAAGGCGTAAAGCAGGGGCAGGATAAACTTCGTTTAATCGTATCCCCACTTGGTGAATCTATTTGGAAAATCTTAAACGATGATAAGGAAATTAAAGAATCTTTGACACGGGTCGCAAGACAAGTAACTCTTATTCAGGTAAACGTTGATGTAAGAAAGACTGGAATGACATTTAAAAATAACTATTTCAGAGATGCGGAATTCGAATTCGGCTGGGCTGGTTATGCAGCTGGTAACAAGCTAGGATTCAAGATGAAGGTAAAACAGTAATGACGTACACAGGCTCAAAATACATCGAAGACGACTATCTCAGTATTGCACGGGGACACGTCAAAGATGCATCACACATCCATAAGTTTGGTGCGGTTCCTGCGATGAGTCAAAACCAAACGGGATCTGTATGGGATGTAAATGATACGGGGTATCCTTGGGACGCATTCGACACCGCCGGCGTTTTAGCTATTCCGGCAGTAAACGCTTCTGACGACGGTATGGTAATTAGTGTGTTTGGATTAGACGATAATTTCGACCTTATTAATGAGGATTTTACCGTGTCTAGTTCTGGTACTACAACAGGCACAGAGACATTCAAGAGAGTCTATAGGGCATTCGTAACAAACGGTGATACTAACGTTGGCAACATCAACATACAAAGAGGCGGTGTGACAGTAGCCAGAATCAGTGCTGGCCTAAGCCAAACGCTTATGGCAATCTACACTGTACCGAACGGCTACACGGGCTATCTACTAAAAGGTCAAATGTCATGTCAAGCAAGTGCAGATGCGACAGGAAATATGTTCGTAAGATATGCTGGTCAAACCACATTCAGGGTCGGTCACTCGTTTGAAGTGTCTGGTAATGGTGGTGCTTACGAATATGATTTCCGTGTTCCCATCCAGATACCATCCAAATCAGACATTGATGTAAGAGCAAGGGTAAGATCCAACAACGCAAGAATCTCTGCTGCATTTGATGTGGTACTCTTTAAAGGTAAAAGATAATGGAAAAATTTAGCTCATACATAACCGAACAAAAAAACACCCACATGACTCACATCGAAGATAAGGTTATCTACGGTGGGGTAAGAGGTACAAGAGAGGCTATCCTAGCACTACGGTCGCTACGAGATATGCTGAAAGGAACACACGATGGTAATGTCTCTGTTAAGTGGGATGGCGCTCCTGCTATTTTTGCTGGTATTGATCCGAGTGATGGTCAATTTTTCGTTGCCAAAAAAGGCATTTTCAACAAGAACCCTAAAGTCTATAAATCTCCAGCTGACGTCGATGCTGATACTTCTGGTGATCTTGCAGATAAGCTCAAACTGGCACTTAAGTACTTGCCAGAGTTGGGAATTAAGGGCGTGGTACAGGGCGACTTTCTCTTCGGCCCCGGAGATGTGTCCACAGACACCATAAAAGGGGAGAAATATGTTACCTTTCACCCCAATACAATTGTATATGCTATCCCTGCCGGTACACCTAGTGCTCGTGACGTTCTATCTTCAAAGATCGGCATTGTATGGCACACGACCTACACTGGATCAACCTTCGAGTCAATGAAAGCATCCTATGGTGTGAACGTAGCTAAGTTAAAGAAATCCAAAAGTGTTTGGTCACAGGATGCTATGTTGCGTGACATGACCAATTTCACTATGTCACAAAAAGACACAGACGAGGTAAACGACTATCTCAGCCAAGCAGGTAAGATCTTTAACCAGATCAGTGGTACTACCCTACGACAACTTGAAGCGAATACTGAACTTAGCAGGCTTATTGAAACATACAACAACTCTTTTGTTCGTCAAGGTACTGTCATAACGAACACTGTTGCTCACGTCAATAATTTAGTTAAGTGGATCTCTGATAGGTTCCAGAAGGAAGCAGACAAGCGTAAAACTGAAAAAGGCAAGAGTGCACAGTATGCAAAACGTGATGAAATACTTAAATTCTTTTCAAATCAGAATAAAAAATCCTTAAAATTAATGTTCGATCTGCAAAAAATGATCGTTTTAGCGAAATTAAAATTGATAAATATACTTAATAGATTATCAAAAACTAAACATTTTGTTAAGACTCGTAATGGTTATGCAACAACAGGCCCAGAGGGTTATGTAGCGATTGATAAACTTGGTGGTGATGCGGTAAAGATTGTTGATAGAATGGAATTTTCATACAACAACTTTTCGCCTGAGATTTTAAAAGGTTGGGATAAGCCTGGCCGCTAATGGGATAAACCGAATGCTAAGATTTAAAGACATGTTCCCTATGGGGATCGAGTATCGTCCGGGAGAGGATGAACTTACAAACTACAGAGCCTATAGACGCCGTCGCGGAGTATACAGTACTGGTGAAGGCGGACCAATTGGCGAAGGCGTTGATGAAGCACTATCAGTAGCTTCCCGCCTTGCAAAAGCTAGATCTCTTCGTCGTAATAAAGCAAAGGTCGCACTTGGGCGCGCGAGAGCAGCTCGTAGATTTGCATCGAACGAGGTCTTACAAAAAAGAGCTCGTAAAGCTGCTTATAGAACTTTTTATAAAAAAATTACAAAAGATATTCCGAGTGACAAACTAACTCCTCAACGCAAAGCTGAGATTGAGAAACGTCTTAAGTCCCCGGCTTTCCAAACACGTATAGATAGGATGGCTAAGAAATTAGTCAAAGATGTACGTAAAAAAGAAATGGAAAGAAAGCGCGGGTAATGATAGGCTCATTTAAGCAGTACTTAGTTGAAGAAGAAAAGACGGTATTCTTTTCCTTTGGGAGAATGAATCCGCCGACTATTGGTCATGAAAAGCTACTGGATAAGTTAGCCTCTACAGCCGGGCGCAATCCATATCGGATGTACCTTTCACAGTCGCAAGATGCTAAAAAGAATCCTTTAGCATACAAAGATAAAGTCAAGGCAGCTCGAAAGATGTTCCCGCGTCACGCTCGGAACATTATAATGACAAAAGATATTAAGACTGTATTTGATATCGCTGTTAAGCTATACGCCGAAGGCTTCCGTAAGGTGGTTATGGTCGTTGGATCTGACCGTATCAGAGAGTTTGACGTTCTATTAAGTAAGTACAACGGCGAAAAAGCTCGCCACGGTTTCTACAACTTTGCTGATATTAAAGTGGTCTCTGCAGGTGATCGTGATCCCGATGCAGACGGTGCAGAAGGCATGAGTGCATCCAAGATGCGCGCGTCTGCTGCTAACAATGACTTTACTACATTTGCACAAGGTCTTCCCAAAGCGTTTTCGAATTCAGACTCGAAGGCGCTTTTTAACGCTGTCCGTAAAGGTATGGGATTAAAAGAAGCTAAAGACTTCCGTAACCATGTACAGCTCAGACCAATTTCAGAAGTACGCGAATCTTATATTGACGGTAAGTTATTCGAGGTTGGTGACGATGTGGTTATTATCGAGAACGGTGAGATCGGTAAGGTTAAAGAACTAGGATCTAACTACGTTATCATCGAATCTAAATCCAATCGTTACCGTAAGTGGCTAGATGCTGTAGAGAAAGTAGAACAGAAGTACCCAGAGTACACTGTCGCACCATTCTCCGTAAATCTTAATGAAGCAGTAGATAATACAAAAAGTATGTATAAGGATACTCCTGATTGGGGAACACCAGAATCTACTAAAAAAGCTAAGAAAAAGACCCCGGGTGAAAAATCACTAAAAGGGTTTAAAGAACAAACTATGGATACAGTGAAAAAGACTATCTCACGAGAGCGCGATCAAGCGCGCGAGAAAGATCAAAAAGAAAAAGAACAAATGAAGGTGCGCCACGACCGCTTAATGGATAAAGCACGTCGTCGTACCATGATCAAAAGAAACGCAGGAGTCTCAGAAGTATGAAAACCTTTGGAAAATATTTAGAAGAAAAAAATAAAGGCTTGTGGGATAATATCCACGCCAAGCGTAAACGCGGTGAAAAGATGCGTAAGCCTGGATCCAAAGGTGCGCCAACAGACGCAGACTTTAAACGTTCACAGGAAGAATCCCTTGATATTAGTGAAATCTCACTTGATATGCTCACCAAGAAGATTTCAAACACCGGTATGGCTACTACTAAAAAAGCCAATAAAATGGATAAGACTAAAAATGATCTTGCCGCAATGAGAGCAAGACTTGCCGGTAAACCTGCTATGGCGAAAGAATCAGTAGAGCTTGATGAGCTTAGCAAAAAGACTCTTGGCTCATATATTAAAAAAGCTTCTGGTTCTGCTGCTGGTATTGCTGCAGTGACATCTGCACAAGCAGCAATCAAAGGTAAATCCAATCCGGATGATAAACGCCAACTTAGAAATCGTTTAACTGGTATTTCTAGAGCTACTGATAAAGTTACAAAAGAAGCTGTAATGTCAGCTGATAAGAAACCAGAGAAATTCGTAAAGCCAGATGGTACAGTTGGTATTCGTATGGTTCGCGTCGACAAGCAGGTTATTAAAAAAGATGCTTAAGTTTAAATCCTTTTGTGAAGAAAAAGATGCACGGTTAAAATCAGCCGGCGTATCCGGCTACAATAAACCGAAGCGTACTCCTGGTCATCCGACTAAATCGCACATCGTTGTTGCCAAAGATGGTGATAAGGTCAAGACTATCAGATTCGGTCAAGCTGGCGTATCCACAGCTGGTGCACCCAAGAAGGGTGAATCAGCCAAACAAAAGAATCGTCGCAAGTCGTTCAAAGCACGTCACGCTAAGAACATTGCAAAAGGTAAAATGTCTGCTGCTTATTGGGCAGATAAAGTAAAGTGGTAGGACACATGGCAGAAGATCCAAGATTAGACCGTATTGAAGCAAAAATCGATAAGCTCTCTGATGCAATGGTAACGCTCGCTCGTGCAGAAGAGAAGCTCATCAGTATGGAACACAAGTACAGTGCTTCATACGATCGCATGAACAAGTTCTCCTCGAAGCTTGACGAGCTTGAGCGCATCGTAACGCAGAACGCAGCAACGGTAAATACAATCAATAAGCTATTTTGGGTAGCTATAATCGCAATGGCTGGCGCCATCGCCACCAACATACTAATGTAAGGAAAGTAAAAATGAAAACAGAAGACATTAAAAAGATGGCGCAGGCTTGGAACTCGGTTCAAGAAGCGTCATACGGGAAGAAAAAAGAAGCTATGGATCC